CTGAGCGGAATTGACCCGAACAAGACTTTAAATGCTAAACTTGTCAAAGAACTCTTTGGCTTGACGGTAGATGCCGCATAGCCTATGAATATTTTTTAACGAACTATTGTTGATTTATGAGCCTAATTAAAAAATCCAACGAGCTGACCATTTCCCCCACATTAAAGATGATGGTTTACGGTCAAGCCGGCATGGGCAAGACGACTTTTGCTCTCTCTGCCCCCAAACCTCTGCTTCTTGATTTCGACAACGGCGTGAAGCGCGTCAACCTCCAGCATCTCGACGGTGTCGACATCGTGCAGATTTCATCTTGGAATGACATCAAGATGCTAATCGGCGAAGATCTCTCGGCCTATCAGACCATAATCCCGGACACCGTAGGCAAGATGATGGACTTTATCATAAGCTACAAATGCGGTTCACGTCAGCCGCAGGTGCAGGACTGGAACGGTATCAATGCCGAATTTCAGTGGTTTGTGCGTGAGTTCAGCAATATGGGTAAAAACCTTATCTTCATCGCTCACCGTGATTCTCGCAAAGAGGGCGACAAAAACGTGTTTATCCCATTCCTCCGAGAGAAGAACTACAACGCCATCGTCACCGAGCTTGACCTGCTGGGCTATCTCGAAATGAAATCCGAACAGGGTGTTCAGCGCAGGACCATCACGTTTGACCCAACAGACCGAAACGACGGTAAGAACACGTGTAACCTCCCCTCGGTTATGAACATTCCCACTGTAGTTGACGCGGCCGGCAATGCCTACGGTCAGAACAACTTCATTGCCGAACGAATCATCAAGCCTTATCTGGGTATGCTCAACCACAAGATTGAGGAGATCAAGAAATACACCAATCTCATTGACGAAATTTCTGAACAGGTCGAGCTTATAACCGATGCTCAGTCGGCTAACGACTTCGCGGCGCGCATCAACAACTTCGAGCACGTCGGCAGCTCTCTTATGAAAGCCCGCTCGCTCTTCGCGGCAAAAGTCGCAGCCTTGAACCTCGTCTACGATAAAGAGACAAAAACTTATTCAGATGCCACAGCCGCCTAAGTATCGCTTTTATGCGACATTGCTTGACTGCTTTAGTGACTATATAAACTCCGACGCGATATGGGGCAAGTACTGGGGATTCTCCAAGAATCCGCCCCATACGCCGGAGGAGTTCCATCAAAAGCAGTTTCAGCAGGTAATTGACCGGATTAACCGTGTGCCGTTCGACAGCGAGGCCGCAGACAAGGGCACCGCGTTCAACGAAATTATCGACTGTATGGTTGAGCATCGGAAGAGCGACAAAGTGCAAATGGAGTGTATTGTGGAGCCTGATGTGACAGTCCGTGTTATGGGCCAGGTTGACAATTGCGATCCTGACGAGCGATGGGCTGATGTGGAACACATAGCCAATCCAAAGGCCGGAAAGGTTACTGGCGTCAGAGCCCGCTACAATAACCGGGAATTTGTTTTTGACATCGCTCTATGCCGCAAGTTTGCCGACTATTTCAATGACGCACTCACACAGCAATTTGTCAGCGCGATAATCCCGACAGCCTATGGCGACGTAGAAGTTTACGGATATATCGACGACTTGAAGCCACTGTCAGCGCATGATATAAAAACCACCGGCAGCTATTCTATGGCGAAATTCAAAAGCCATTGGCAACATATCGTATATCCGTATTGCTTGCTCCAGAATGGTTCGCGAATCCTGCTGTTTGAATACAACGTTGCCGAGATTGACAAGTATAACCGATGGAAGTATTTCACCGAGACATACATGTTTAATCCCGAACGCGACATCCCACGCCTCAAGGCCCACTGTGAGGACTTAATTCAGTTTATAGAGGACAATCGACATCTGATTACCGACAAGAAAATTTTCAATCTACAATAAACAACCGTTATGGCAAAAATCACAGGAAAGATAGTCTATATCTATCCCACCCAACAGCTACAATCCAAGAGTGGCAGTGCCTTTCAGAAACGCGATTTCGTCGTTGCGATGCAGTCGTTTGACCGTGATACCGGTGAGCCGACAATAGACGAGGGAAACACTCCGGTGCTCACCATCACAGGAGAACGCTGCTCACAGCTCGATAACATCAGCAAAGGCGATATTGTCACTGTGGATTTCTATCTGCGAGGCCGCAGATACCGCGACGAGAATAATAAAGAGAAGATAATCACGGACATCAACGTCACGTCCGTAAGAGTTAATACGCCACGCCTTATCCCGGTAGCCACCCCTCCGCAGGCTGCTCCCGTAGAGAGTGCCGCCACAACTCCGGCCACTGAGTCCCAACCGAAAGACCCCAACGACGATTTACCATTCTAACCGATGGCTCTGTACGACCTCTCCAATCCACTGCAAGCCCAGAACTTCCGTCTCCGCTCAGACGCATTGCTGAAAAAGCAGTGCGTCGTGGAGCTGACGGAAAAGAAACCCCAGCGCACCACGCAGCAGAACCGTTATCTACATGCCGCCCTCGGTTATTTCGGGGCGCTCACAGGCAACACTCTCGACTACGTCAAGCGCTACTATTTCAAGGCGCACTGCAATCCGGAACTGTTCATTATCGAAAAGGAAGATGCCCTCTTAGGCAAGGTCAGGACGCTACGTTCATCCGCAGACCTCACCACCGACGAGATGACACTTGCCATTGACCGGTTCCGTAACTGGGCCGCTCAGGAGGCTGAGATTTACATTCCTTCACCCGAGGAGCACCGGCTTGTGCAGATGATGGAAATTGAGGCCGACAGAGCCAGACAGTATCTTTAATGATATATGCTGATAGATTACGTAAGAAACAGTGTTGAGCGCATCATAGCGACTCAGGAACAAAACGGCGATATGCCGGCTGCCTGCACTCTCAATGACCTCATAACAGAGGCCAAAGAGGATATTCTTGAATGTATGCGTCAGCTTCACCGTGACGGCGATTTCCGCGCAACGGTCAATATTAACAAAATCCCAATGCTTATAAGACGAGAGAATGAAACCAATTGAAACAAGACTAAATGAGGTCAGATACACTACTTCTGACCCGCACCGCATGATAAACCGCTTTATTACCAAACGTGTCCTCAGGACATGGATGGAGGATTACATAGATAAGGATACCTGTGAAACGGCGAGTATAGAACGCAGTGAAATACTTTTCGAGAAAGGAACCTATATAACCCCTGATATACTCACACAGATTAATTTCTGGATGGAGGCCGGCGCCATCAAGGAGATTGAGGTTTCCAATCAAAGGCGTATGTCGTTCGAGTTTCCGAACTCATCTCTTTTCCCCTACAAAGGCTCCATAAAGATAGGTGACCGCAAGCGTACCTATTTGCTGTATGCCACATCTGTTCAGAATGCCTTGTTGATTCTTGCCGATTATGTAGAGCTTAACGATAACGGCGGCTTTACAGTCGTGGAGGTCAAAGAGCTGGACAATTTCGTGGTGATAATCGACCGTTTCATGAAACAGGCCGGTGCAAAAGCCATAGAAAATGCCGAGATAACCGATGAAGATTCAGTAGACGATTATCTCGATTCGGTGATGCTTGAAATGGAGGGTACGGAAGAGGATTCCGACAAGACCAAGCTGAAGTTCTATCAGATATCATCCCGCGTAGTGCTTACCGATGAGAATGGCAACGATTCCGAAAGCACACATACGTTCGTGGTGAATACTTACAATTGCACCCGTGCGAATCTGCTCATAGAAAAATGGCTGCGCGACAAACAGGATGAAAAATACCAGAAATCTCTTGAGAATCCCGATGTGCAATTCATCAAACATGAGATTCATTCATTTGTCGAAGAGTCGAAGATTGTGCCTTTCGGCTGTTTTATACCCACTGAATTTTCCCTCGCTTATCAGGAGGCCGCAAAATGAAATATCCACGTATCACCATCCCGGGACAGACACCCGCCAAATCGAACTGTTACCGCATAGTCACCCGCAACGGTCACGGGTCTCTTGCTAAGCAGCAGAAACTCAAAGATTATGAAGAGCAGTTTCTTTGGCGGTGTTCTCTCCGCGGGACGAAAGAACGCCCTCTGATATCGGTGCCATTCAAAATCGACATAGATGTGTATTTCCGATCCAAGGCAAACGACATAGACAATTCCCTGAAGATTGTGCTCGACACACTCCAGCATCAGTGCCACGCCATCAAAAACGACAACCTTTGTGCAGGGATACATATCCGCAAATTCGTAGACAAGGATAATCCACGCATAGAATTTCAGATAGAAGAGATAGAATTATAATCATGTACGAACTACGAGACTACCAGCAGGCATCCGTAGATGCGGCTGTAAAATTCTTCAGCACACCCGGCAAAACCAACGGCATGATAGTGCTCCCCACCGGAGCGGGTAAGAGCCTCGTGATTGCGAATATCGCTTACCGTCTCGATGCTCCGGTGGTAATCTTCCAGCCTAACAAAGAAATCCTTGAGCAGAACTACGAAAAGCTGTGCAGTTATGATGTATGGGACACCGGAATTTTCTCCGCATCGTTCGGCCGCAAGGAAATCAGGAAAATCACCTTTGCCACTATCGGAAGCGCCATCAATAATATGACAGCGTTCCGACAGTTCAAGTATGTGATTGTCGACGAGTGTCACTACGTCAACGCCGAGCGCGGCATGTATAAGGAGTTTTTCGATAGTCTGAAATGCCGCGTGCTGGGCCTTACGGCAACCCCGTATCGCCTCCACTCTTCATCATTGGGCGCTATGCTCAAATTTCTCACCCGCACACGTAAGCGGGTATTCCACGAACTGCTGTACCACGTTCAGGTCAGCACCCTGCAACAGCGCGGCTATCTGGCCGTGATGAATTATTATCAGCTCAATATCGTGGACCCCGCACGCCTCAGGCTCAACAGCACCGGTGCCGACTTCACCGACGAGAGTCTCAGAGAGTATTACAAGGAAATCAAGTACAACGATACTCTCGAAAACATCATCAGGCGTTTAATCGTGGCCGGCCGCAAGTCGATACTCGTTTTCACACGTTTTGTCGACGAGGCGGAGCATCTGGTCCGCACCCTTAATGTGCCGGCAGCCGTCGTTAGCGGCGACACACCTAAAGCAGAGCGTGAGAGAATATTATCCGGATTCAAAAAGAAACGTATCACCGTGGTCGCTAACGTCGGTATTCTGACCACCGGCTTTGACTATCCGGAACTCGCAACCGTTGTGCTGGCACGGCCCACAATGTCCCTGTCACTGTACTATCAGATGTGCGGCCGTGCCATTCGTCCGTACAAAGATAAGGTCAGTTGGATAGTGGACCTGTGCGACAACTACAAACGGTTCGGAAGAGTGGACCATCTCGAACTTAGGCCCGAGCGTCCGGGCTCTACCCTCTGGGCCGTCTACAGCGGACAGAGACAATTGACCAACGTATTATTCAGTAATTGATATGCAAAACGATTTCGGGTTTATAAAACTGAGCCGAAAAGCATTCTCCGGTGAACTATGGGCCCTGAAGCGCACTTTCAGCGATTGGGAAGCGTGGATAGACTTGATACAATATGCACGATTTGAGCCAAACGTCGGCAGTCACAATGTCGGTGTCGCGTCTATAGAACTCCGAAGAGGACAACTTGTCGGGTCAATCAGATTTCTGGCCCAGCGTTGGTCGTGGGGAGAAAAGAAAGTAAGGGTGTTTCTCTCGTACCTGCGGAAAAATAACATGGTGACCACGGAAACCGTCAACGGCCATACGGTCATCACGCTGCTGAACTACAGTAAATATAACGACAGTTGCGAGGACACACCGAATGACACACAAAAGGACACAGACAACGCGCTATTGCTTAAAGAATTATCCGAAAGTATGACACAACTTAGGGCACAACTACGGACACAGCAGGAATTTATTGAAAATTTAGGGCACAGCAAGGGCACAAATAAAAAGAAAGATAAGAATAATAAAATATCCCCTAACGGGGATACAAAAGACGGCGACCCTGACGGTTCGCCCATGTTCCCGCATGACGGGTCAAATCAAGCTTTTCAGACACTGGTTAAGTGGATGGCAACTCACACTCCCTATTGCTCAGACCCCTCCCACTGGAGCCACGGCATGAGTCAGCAAGAATTTGAAAGTCTGACGGGGCGGTATGGTTTCGAGCCTAATCAGGTAGCAAAAACGATAGCAGAAATCGAAAACCGCAAAGACCTCCGCAAGAAGTACACAAACCTGTATCTGACAACCCTTAACTGGCTTAAACGTTCACAACATGATTGATTTGCAGACAACCACGCTGATACATGACATTGATGCCGAGCGCATGGTGCTGGGGTCGTTGCTGTCCAACACTGGCGCTATAAACGAAGTCAGAGAGCATCTTACTCCGGAATGTTTCTACGATCAGAAGCATCAGGAAGTCTATCGGGCCATTGCCGATGTGGATTCGCGTGGTGAAAACGTCAACTGCATTACTGTCGCGGCCTCTCTGGCCAAGACAGCCCCGATAGTGACGATAACAGACCTTGCGGCACTTATGCAGATGTTCACTACCGGCGAGCTGACATTTTACGCACTGAGGCTTAAAGAGCTGCTGATACGCCGGAAGATGTGGGAGCTCGGTCAATACCTCATACAGAGCGGGGCGACGGAATCCGAGGATGTTGCTGACGTTCAGGAAGAGGCCCGCGGAAGACTCACAAGCATGTTCGCTTCGGCGAGTGTTGATGTCCACACTCTGACGGAGGCTTTCTCCCAACTCAGGACACAGATAGATCGAAACCGCACAAATGTCGCACCGGTATTCGGTACGCCGACTGGGTTCAGTGAAATCGACCGACGTGGCGGACTTGTCCCGACAGACCTGATAATCGTCGCCGGTGAGACTTCTAACGGCAAGACGGCATTTGCCACGTCGCTTGCGGTAAGCGCAATCAAGGCCGGCCACCCTGTGGCGGTCTACTCAATGGAGATGAGCAATATCCAGCTTGCGGCACGAATCGCGGCAATGCAGAGCGGTATCGGTTCGTTAAGCCTCCTACAGGATTCGCTTCCCGGAGACAAAGTGGCGGCGGTAGATCGCGCCATGGACGCTCTGCCTACCGATTTGTGCTACTTTGACGATGATGCCACTTCGTCATTCGACAAAATCGCCGCTTCCATCCGGTCGATGGTGCTTCGGCATGGTATCAAGGGAGCAATCGTCGATTATTTGCAGATACTCAACGTGAATATGAAATCCGCCAATAAAGAACAGGCCATGGGCGATGTGGCGCGACGGTTGAAGAATCTCGCGAAAGAACTCGGCATTTGGATAATCGCTCTATCGCAGCTCAATCGTGACAAGGACAATCCCCGACCGTCACTGAATCGCCTTCGTGATTCCGGACAGATTGGAGAGGCTGCTGATTCAATAATTCTGATATGGCGACCATCGACGAGCCAGCGTCCTAACCTCCGTTACCCCGAACCCTATTCCTTGGTATCGACCCAAGGCACTGCACTGATAGACGTCGCCAAGGGCCGAAACACCGGAATCTACTCTTTCATCTGCGGGTTTACCGCTGAGACAACGACATTCTACGACATGGAAGCTCGCAGTCTTCCTAAAATCGGGAATGAAAATACTCAACCTTATATCGCCCCCTGTGAAAAAGAGGGCTACATGCCATTCTGACATTATGCACAACAGACACAGTAAACCTCGGCCAACTTTGGGCTGGCACTTCGATTATGACGAGGAATATTCGATGGCAAGGGCCATACGTCAGGCCATAAAGTTTATGAGCCGGTATGGAAAGCCACGAAACATCTCTCCTTCAGATTCTACAACAGAAACCAACAGTGAAAATCAAAACAGATAACCGATGAGAATAAAAATCAAGAAACTTAACGAGCGGGCCATAATGCCCGAGAAAAAGACACAGTATGCAGCCGCTTATGATTTGGCGGTGCCACGTGACTTCATAATCCGTCCCGGACGCCAAGTAGTACCGCTGGGCCTCGCCATAGAATTACCGTATGGCTATGAGGCCAAGATAGAACCACGCAGCGGATATTCCTCCAAAGGATTTGCCGGATATCGGGCAGACACACAGCAGTGTTTCGACGCGGATGTGATAATCGGCAAGATTGACGCTGATTATCGCGGAGGAATCGGAGTCATAGTGATAAGCCGAGAACCGCTCATGTTTACCATCCGCTCCGGTCAGAGAATCGCGCAGCTTACAATCTATCGCTGTGAGGATGCCGAGTTTGAAGAAGTCGATGATTTGGAGATGACGAATCGCGGCGAGGGTGGTTTCGGACATACTGGAGCATGAGTTATGACACCAATTCAGAGAATAGACCAGCGAATCACAGAGCTGACCGCCGAGTATCGCAGAGCGATTGCAGGCAAGTCCGTGTTGCCGCCAAAGGCCAAGACGCTTGTAGCCAAAATTGCCGGACTGAAAGCCGAACGTGACCGTATCGCAGCCGAAGAACGCCACTCTTTAGGCTCGCTGCTCCCAACAGATCCCAAACAGCGCAACGAGATATTCCGACTGCTGATAAAACTGCCGATAATCTCAGACTTCCTTTATGGCGCCTGCGTGGAGCTCCAGAACACCCTCAGACGCCATGGACTGAATGAGCTTACAATGACGCACAGAGTCGCACAGATTTCGGCCATGTCGAAGGAGTTTGCATTCCTGCTGACCAATTTTCCCGAACTGGAAAAAATTCTGTCTGATGATGATTTGCTTATATCGGCTCTTGACAAGAAAGTGGACAGCTTCCTTTCCCAACGAATGAAAATCAAAAAGTGATGGCGACGAAGCATTGGACAAGAGCTGACGAAGAGCTTCTGCGCAAATGTTCCCGACAACGCATGAAGATCGAGGAAGTGACACCGCTCTTCCCCGACAGAACAATTTCGGCTATCCGTGCCCGATGTTCTATTCTTGGTGTTCCTCAGCCTATAGGCTCATGGAAAGCCCAAGCCGTCAGAGAGCAGGAGCGAGAGAAAGAAAGACAGAAAGCACGGAAATACCTCACTTGCCACTGCCGCCCGCTGGAGGGCTTCTTAAAGCAGTGCGAAGCCGACGAGAGAAGCATCGCCGAAGCCCAGACAGCCGCCGCCGAAGGTGATTGCTTTTTCGGTCGCCGCTGTAAGCAAGCGTGCGGAAAGGTGTGCGTGGCGAATATGCCGCAGCCAATACTTCCGGGAAAAGAACCCCGAAAAAGAAGAAGGATGAATACCGACTTTGAATACTGCACCGTAAGGAGCAAAAAGAAATGCCCTCTCCGAGAGAAGTGCCTTAGAGCTGTAACCCCACCATTCAGTACTCCTTATTGGGCTACTGGAGGTAGATACAACAAGGAAACTAAACAATGTAGTATGTTCATCCCAAAAGAAGACAATCATTAAAAGATTAAATTATGACACCACAAGAATACGAAGCCAAGAAGCGCGAGTGCTGGGAGAAGTTTAGGCGAGAGAACCTCGATGGCGAAGTTCAATGGCAACCTGTAAGCCGATATGATGTCTTCTGCGCCGCTTTCGACCGTGCCTACGCCCTCGGCAAACAGGACAAGGACGCGGAGGGAGAGGAGATGCTGACGGTGCCGAGAAGTCAGATGCAAAAGTTGTATGCAAGCACCAAGAAAGTAAATGACCCATCATCGAAGGACTATATCAATGGAATATTAAACACTCTTGACACTCTTTTCGGCTCGAAGTGTCTGCCGGATTTAAGCGAAAATTTAAGCGAACAGAAGCCAGCAGAGTCGAAGTTCAAGATTGGCGACCATGTGCGTGTAATTTCAGCGGATAAATATGGCGAAAGTGGATATATCGTCAAAGTGGAAGAAGATGACGGATTCTTTTACACTATCGAAGGGATGGAGGATTGGAGATTCTTTGAGCCGAATCTCGAACCCTATGCCGAACCGGAAGAGGAATCTCGCAATTTATCGCAAGAAACCGCAAATTGCGATAAACACTTCGACAACATCCTCAAAGACGGCTTCTCAAAGGAACGCAGACTGAATGTCGCGGCGATGGCTATGCAGGGCATCCTGAGCAATCCCCAACTCTTAAAAATCGCAATAGAAACATATCAAGAAGAAATCGGTAGCCCCGACATATATGTGGCGGTCGCAAAAACAGCTAAAGAACAAGCCGATGCACTTATAGCCGAGTGCGAACAGACCGAAAAACTGAAAGGAGAATGAAAATTAACGGCAAAGTCCATTGCTTTTTCGAGCAATCCGGTACATTCAAGAATGAATTTCGCAAACTTGGCTATGAGGCTTTCGACTATGACATTCAGAACAATTTTGGAGAGACAGACTATGTCATTGACTTGTTTGCCGAGATTGAAAAGGCTTATTCAAGGAATGTAAGCTGCTTTGATTCAATTACTCCAGACGACTTGATAATCGCGTTCTTTCCGTGCATTTACTTTAGTGCTTTAAGTCAAATGGCTTTTAGTTTTGGTTGCGTCAACTATCGCAAGTTAAGCATCAAAGAAAAGACAGATAAAATATTGGAGCGGTCTTCAAATCGAGAAAATTTCTTCAGGGTCTGTGTAAAACTGATTTCAGTGTGTTTACAGAAAGGATTACGATTAATCGTAGAAAATCCTTGGGCAGAGCAAACTTTTCTTAAAGCTAATTTTGTTATGCCGCCTACATTCGTTGACAACAACAGAATGTTGCGAGGCGACTACTTCGTAAAACCGACTGCATATTGGTTTGTCAACTGTGAAAGGACATACGGATTTACCGAACAGAAAGACAAAAGACAAAAAACAGTTAACAAGTGCAAAGGTGGAGCTAAAGCAGGTGTATGTTCCGAGGAACGCTCGATGATTTCCCCTGACTATGCACGAAACTTCATCTGCGACTTCATTCTTGGGAAAGAACAACGACATTCTCAGAAATCATTGTTTGACTTATGACAAAAGACGCCAAAATCCTATTCTTCTCCGCAGTGGCAGGTATAACCTTTATGCTTGGTGTACTCACGGGCGACCATTTCGGACAGCGGAAAGGTTACTCAAAAGGAGCCTCTGACGCTTACTGCGAGTTTCGAGCCGAGATTGACAGTCTCAGCGCAGAGTATCAACAAGCCATTGATGATTACCGCTCACCTTGCGACACCATCACGATAACCAAGTATGTGGAAGTGAAAAAGATTGAATATTAACCCCGTCACCGACAAGATGAAAAGAACAGACCTGACAAGAGCGATACACAACTCAGACCCCAAAACACTCCGTGCAGCATACAACGCAGTATGCGAGGCATACGCTCAACGGTTTCTTGCAATGCTCGGATTTAAGAACCGGGATGAATCATATTGGATAAGCGATTTTCCCGGCGGAGTGTTGGCTGTAGGAATTGGCTATTATTTCGTCGGAATGGAAGAAATAGTGTTGGCTGTTGACAATGCCATGAGCGAAAATGAATTTGACGAATGGTATCAGCAATGGACTGACTTTGATGAAGAAGCCATGCTTTCGAAGCCAAACCGTGTCAACCTGCAATCGTGGCTTATGGGCGCAAGACCGGATAATGATAATACAAAATAGCGGAGCCGTCTTAAACGACCCCGCCACACAGATATGCGCGTCTGTCCCCAAAGGGCAGGCGCGTTTGTCGTTTATGACCGCTCCCTCACCAACGCCTCATGCAGCTTTGCCGGACTCAGACCGAAGTAGCGCACGAAGCGGTCAAGAGCCGCACGGCGGTTTTCGGGGATAAGGGCGTAGAGCGAGTTGAGCGGAGTTCCGCTCTCCAGTGCCTTGCGGACGGTCGAGCCTTTCATGCCGTTGGCTCGGCGGTTGCGTCTATTTGCGGATGCCATGTCACTCGGTTTTGGATTCCAGATTGATTGTTGGATTGTTCTTATGCATATCTGCAAACAGCTTGGTCAGTTTGTCAGTAGGGTCTTCAAGGCTTGGAGCTTCGGGCAGGTCGGCATCGCCTATTATGAAGTCCGCAATCCTGTTGCTTACTTCAATAACATCACTTTCGGTAATGCCTTTCACCATTACCGCGAGTCTTGCCGCTTCCAAGCGGACTTCAAGTTTTGATTTCAGATTTCCGTACATAAATATGATTTTTATTGTTAATGTTTTCTGCAATGCTCGCAGAGGAACTTGCTTGCCACAGGGTGCATCTTTTCAGCAGCCTCTCCGGCTATATAGCAAGCATCCTCGCCCTTTTGATTGTAGCCGAGTGCGGATGCTATATGCGAAGCGAGGTGGTGAAGCTCATGCACAAAGCTATTAAGGAACTGAGCCGGAGAGGACGCACAGCTTATCACCAACACGCTCTCACCGTTGCCCGAATAGCACAGCCCCGTATTGAGGCTGTCCGAGCATAGGTTGTCATAGGCGGTTTGCAGGTTATCACCCTCGCAGCCCACCTCGATGAGCCGCTGCATGATTTCCTCCACCTCATAGTGCGTCACGGCGAAGTAACAAGTCACCCGCCAGCCGTGCGCACGTTCAAGGTAGATGTTTTGGCGTATCATAACCAATCATCCCAATCTGCCCCGATACCCTTTGCATCAAGGTCAACGAGGTAATGACGGAAAGCATTACCCCCTTTCATATCGGGGTCATTTATCATGTCGGCGACATATTGGCACAATCCTTTTTCATCAACGATGCTTGACTTGTATAGGTCTGCCTTTGCTTGATGGAAGTAATAACAGAAATCGTAGCCGACATTATCCTCAATCTTAATGCCGTACTTCTGTAAAAGTTCCTCTATCTGCTCTTTTGGAACATACTCGATGCGTTCCATCTTATTTGTCGCAGGATTAAGACGGCGCATGCCCTTTACTGCGGCTTCAAGCGACCTTTTACAGAAATGGAAACCATACGAGCGCAGATATGCGCGCATGGACTCAGGTAGTTTCAGTTCGTAGCTATCTAATGGTGTTGCCATATTATTGTCTGACTTGAAGTTAAGGGAGTGAATATCGCAAATTGTTATATTTTGTGATAAATTGCGATACCCACTCCCACGGTTAATTATCGGCGCACGTAACGCCCGGTAGTTGCAGAGCGGCCTCTGCGCTCACCCATATAGGGAGGCCATTCTTCCCAACGTTCGCGGGGATAACGCTCACCCATGCGGTCATAGTCCTCGGGGCGCATATCCTCGTCACGCATGCCGTAGCGTCCGTAGCCACGTTCGCCCATACGGTCGTAGCCATCATCGTCGTGACGGTAGCCCATGTGACCGCCTGCGTGACGGCTGCCCTCGCGCATATCTTCAATACACTCCATAGCCATACCGCCATAGTGGAGCATCTTACCCACGGTGTCCGCGAGGTGCTCGACTTTCGATTCTGTGATTTCTATAATGTGCATAGCTTACTTGTTTTTACCAGATTTGTTTGAGTCACCGTCGAGTTTAGACAATACCTGTGCAAGCATACTTTTCAGCTCCGCATTGTCGGAAGCCATTGTCGCCATCTGTCCTTTCAGATTGGCGATTTCCTGCTCCTGTCTCTGCTTCTCAGCGACTTCAGGGTTGAGCTGCATAAGAATCTCGTCATACTTAACAATCTTCTGACGCTCCTCCTCCACACGGTTGATAATGCCGACCGATTCATTTCTGAGGGTGCTTATCTCGGCGTTCATAGCGTCGCGGCTGACAGTCACGAACACTGTGCCGCCACTTACGAAATTCGCACTCTCCTTGTTTGCCGGGAGTTGCTGGAACTGACGCTGCGCACCGCCGACGTTGGCGAAAATATCCACCACCTGCTCCTGTTGCTGTCCGTACTGAACACCCATTGCCGGGTATTTGTAGACGGGCTGTGTCACCTGCGTGATGGTGCCTATTTCGATGCGCGGCACCGCTTCCTTATAAAGGATATAGATTGTCTGATTTACTCTTGATGATGAAAACATATCTGTGCTGTTAATGATTAAAATGTGAGGGGAATTTCACCCCTCACGGTTTTTCACTCGGTTGCCGCTGCCGCTGCTACTGCCGGAAAGAAGTTCACGACTTGGAAAGTGCCCTCGCACTTGTCGAAGCGTACAAGAAGCCAATTGCCATTAACCACATTGTTGGAGGTCATCGGATTGCCGACACCATCGACAAGTGGTGTTCCGGTCGAGCCTGCGGGAGGATTCGCCGAAGTCTGAATAGACACGGTGAAAGCCGCCGACCCTGCGCCCGCAGAGGGTATCTGCGAGATACGGAGCAACATTAACCCATCATTGCATAGCTGTTTGAAACGCCACGGACAAACGGTATAGGTGACGATTGACCCGGTGGTCGTAACCGCGATGGTGCGCAGCTCAGGAATGCCGTTGCGGTTGACCCTTTTGATGGGGTACTGACGCGAAAGCATCTGATTCGTCCACTGCGATTTTGGTAGATACCAAGGATTCATAGCTTTTTGAGTTTAAGGGTTAATGATTAGCAACCGCCACAGCCGTTGTTGCAGCCACCGCCATAGGGGTAGCCATACGGATAGCCGTCATTCAGACCACCCTGACAACCGAACGGGTTGCAGGTCAGATATGCCGGTACGGGGCAGGGACGGATTTGGTTGACGATGTTCTGCGTCTGTGTCTGCTGAGAAGCAGAGAGCTGGTAAGCCTGTACTTGGTCGCGGAGGTCGCGGTTTTCACGAGCCATCTGGTCCATTCGGTCTTTGCAGAATTGGTCGCCGATGTACTGTTTGAGCGAGGCTATCTCGTTTTTGAGCTGGCAGGTCTGGTCTGCGAAAGCATAGTTGGTAGAAGCGAAGCCGCGCTCAACAGAGCTGTTCACGAAGTTGATTGCACCTTGCAGGGTGTTGGTCTGATTGACCGTAGCAAGCTGGCTCTGATAGCCCTGTTCGGTGATGGCACCCTTGATAGAGCAGCAGCAATCGCAGAGCTGAGTGAGGATGCTGTTATTGCCCTGCATGATGGCGGTAAGCACCTGATTGGTGTTCTGACCCATCTGATTGCCGAGCTGACAGATGCTCTGCGAAACGTTGGCGATTGCACCCTGGAGCGCGTTCACATCGCAATGCACGGTAGAGGCGAGCTGCGAGATAGCCTGTCCGTTGCCCTGAATTGCCGACATGAGCAGTTCGCGTCCGGCATCGTTGTTGACGAGGTTGCCGAGGTCTGCGAGTCCCTGAGCAGAGCCACGACCGCCGAAACCGCCACCGAAGCCGTTTCCGAAACCACCCCAGCCGAATATGAGCAGTATAATTATCCACCATGCCGAGCCGTCACCCCAGCCACCGTTTCCACGGTTGTTGTTCATCATGGCCGCTACCATGTTCGGATCGAGGCCACGGTTCTGACAGAGCGAGGCGATAAGCGAAGCCATGCCACCGCCACCCATGCTGGAATCACCGAGCGAAAAAATTTTGGTATCTGACATTTTGAAATAGATTTTACATTGCGGAGCAACATCGCCCCGTGATGCAAAATTATCTCGCAACGCACTGACGTGAAAGTAGTTATTTCATAGTTATTTCGGAGTTATTGCCGAGTTGTTTCGCGATTTTTGCATGGATATTTCGCAGTGACTTATTAGCCTGTAAGCGAGCGTCAAAGGTGGTTATGATATAGTGGATGCTCCGTGGGGATAGACCGAATATGGCGGCTATGCGAGAGGGATAGATGTCCTTGCCGTGAAGAAGCCGGATAGCGAGATGCCGTGCGTCGACCGCCTCGGCTGTGCGGGATTTGGAAAGGATAAGTTCACGGGAGACTTCAAGCTCGTCAGCTACGAGGTCAATCACGGATGATGCGTATTCTAAGATTCGTGGCATTATTCGGGAAGCTTAACGGTTGGGAATGAACAGAGCGCGACACTCTGCGTTATAGGTTTATACGATAGGAATTATTCCACCATATAGTCCTTGTAACGCAGAGTGTCATGCTCAACCGAAAAATCCCGCCAAGGCTTCGGTTCCAAGTGTTTATGAGGGCTATATTTTTACGTCAGAGTCCCGCCCTCCACTCCAAGACGTTTCTGAACGAGGGTTATAAGCGTGCGCTTTAGCTCCTCCTCGCCCCCCACAAGGTCAATCAGTTCCTGCACTGCTTCGGGGACTTTCGCCACATTGTCCTTGCGCCGTCGGCTGTGTTCCCACATCGAGCGTCCCTCGGCGATACATATCATCGCCGCGAATAAGATTGACATATAGGGCAGATTGTACCATGGAAACAGCGAGAAAATAACGCCCACCACTCCCACGAGTATCTGAAAGAACCAATACACCGCCATTTTCTCGAACGTCTTGCGCAGACGGTGCGAGCGCAGTTTCTCTCCTGTCTTTTTTGCGGTGTATATGCCACTCGCCGTATCGGCTATAGAGAAAAGCCCCGTCACAAAAATACAGAACGCCACTATCGTCAGCTGCCACACCAGGTGGTGGAGCGAGTAGTCGCCCATGCCTACTTTGATGATTTCTAAATAATTTTCCATTGCTTTAATTTATTTTCCGATTTTGATAAGCCATATTACTGCAATGCAGACTACGGCTATGATTACCCCGATAGCGTAGCCGCCCACGTCTTGTTTGGTCTGTTCCCACGCGTTGAGGCGGCGTTCCACGGGATAAGGGACGGGGATAGAGTCGGCTTTTACAGACGCGAGTTGAAGCCGGAGCGCCTTGATTGTGCTGTCCTGTTGCTCAATCTTGTGTTCAAGCTCCTTTTCACGGTGGGATGCTACATATACTATACGCTCCTTGTCATGCCTTGCGGTGTCGCCGTTCTCTTTGAGCACCACAGTCTCCTTCGTGCGGTCTATTAGAGAGTCGGATGAAGTCTCTCTGAGCCGTTGGGACTCAAAGAAACTTCGTATCCGCTCATACAGTCCCGTGGTGTCGGCTTCAATATACTCCGTCCTGACCGTCTCCACCGGCTCATACACCGTGCGGGTGCATCCGCATAGCACAGCCGCCAGCATCGCGGCAAACAATAAGCACCGCGTCATGACGGGTTTCGTTTAGTCCTTTCGGGGTTGTAGCTTATGTGCAGCCATCTGAAATCATACTTCTTGCCGATAAGCTCAAAGTATGGCAGGTTCAAGTCCTCCACGAGCTGGTAGAGGCGGCGGTTGTCAACGCTGTTGCCCGTCGTTATGTCGGCCGCATGGCCGGTGAGGTGCATCGACGTGGGGACGCCACCCACGGCCTTGTTAAGGGCCGCACAGCGGTAGCCACTGTTTACAATGATAGGGCCGCCCCACGCCTCCCGCAGCGGGTCAAGCACCGTGTCGACCAGCGCGGCCACGTTTTTGCGCGCAGCCTCCGGCATGGTGTTGTCTATTGCGAGCTGATAGGCCTTTTCGGACCGCTCAAACTCCTGAAATGTAAAGTATCTCATCGTTTAATGATTGGTTTATACAAAGATTACTCCTCGTCATCCTCGGGCACATCCTCCAGAGCCGCCTCAATCTCCGGCCGCTTTATCAGTCGCCAGAAGTTAAAGCGCTTGCGCACGCCCTTATACTCAAAATAGTTGTTGATGCAGGATGACAGCTCGATGGCGTAGACAATAAACAGTACGGCCATTGACACCACCGGAGCGCCGAGAGTATGGGCAAACGTGCGGCTCAGCACCTCGGCCACTGTCACCCAGCATAAGTAATCTATCATCTTGTTGATGGTGCGGCGCCACATGCGGCTGGTGCGTATCACCTCCCCGCGCTTGCGTGCGGCCTTGATGCCGAAACGCAGGTCGCAGAGGCAGAGCACCAGTCCCAGCAGCAGCCACGGCGCCAGATGGGCGTAAAACTCAGCCACTATGGCTAAGACCGCCGTCAGCAGAGCGCGTATAGGCTCATGTGTGTAATCCACGGTCATAGCCTCACACCGTCAGATTAAACGCCACTACTTCGAGCCACACCAGCGCTGGTACCTCTCCGGCCTCCTGCTCTCCTTTATCATTCTTCGCAGGCCACAGCCCGGAGCGGATGTTGCCAGCCTCGGCAGCCGTGCCGCAAAGCTCCTCAAAGGCCTCCGGACTAAGGCGGCGGTCGGCGATACCGGCAGCCTCGGCCGCCTTGGCCTCGATGGCGTCCTTAACAGCGGCGTCAATAGCCTTTTTATCCTTTTTGGCATCTTTGCCCTGTGCCGCATCCTCGGCGATCTGTTTTTTCGCGGCCTCAAAATCCTTCTGCGCTTTGCCATAGTGAGCACGGAGCATGAGCACTTCGCTGAGTGCTTTTTTGGGCAGGGGGAGCTGGAGCGCATCGCCGAGGATTGCCATGCGCAGATATGCGTCGTTGTAGGTTGTCTCTTTCATTTGTCTGTGTTTTTTGTTGGTAATTACTCGGTTACATTTTCGGCGGCTACCATCTCCTCCACGGCGTCGATGTAGTCGGCGATATCGCTCATGGCGTCGCGCATCACTGAGGTTGCGGGATTGCCAGGGAGGGTGATTGTGGGCGCACATCCCGAATTCTGCCGGGGCTTGACAAAGGAGGCCACAGGCACGGTGCCGCCCTTGAGAGTGACGACACCCTCGGCAATCTCCTTGAGCTCGCCATCGCCCACGGTTACACGCGCCTTGACGTCGTAGTGACGGTTTGCGATGCCGGAGTTTGAGTAGTAATCGGTCTTGCTGACCGCCTGAGTGAGTGTAAGTTTTGACATAATTGTAAGTATTTATTGGTTAGTTAATAATTAAGATACTATTGAGCTGCTGCGGAAGGCAAGTGTTGTAGTGCCGGAGTTGCAGGGCGATGCCGGACGCAGCGATGATGTGATAGTCCAGCGGAGTGTAAACACCATTGTCTCGGGGATCAGCAACAACGACGGCCTGATGTCGAAGCTCATCAGGAGCATAAGATCTGGATGATATGCGTAGCTGCCGCTTAGCGATCCGATAGGCTCGTTGCTACTATCATACAGAGTGCCGTTGAGTGTATATGTGGCACCTTCGGCGGGCTGTACCCACTCCCACGAGAGGCCCACCATGATATTGTTGAGTGTGGTACTGCGGCCCCACGAGCCTCCGGTGATGTTGAGACCCTTGGTGATGAGGTTGCGCAGCTGTATTGTCTTCGCCACGGCCTCCGGACAAGCGTAGCCCGTGTTCATCACAATCAAGCTGTCGACAGCCTGCCATTCGCGGAAATCGGGATCACCGGCAACACCGCCGTTGCCTACGCCGATCGACCGCTGAAAAAACACCGTCGCCGTGATAGACTTTCCATCGGCCGCTCCGGGCAATCCCTGGGTGATGAGCGCCCACTGTCGCGCCCAGGTGTTATTATGGTAAAATGTCGTATAGCCGAGGTATTTGCGATCGGAGTTGTTCAGGTAGAGCAGGTCGTAGGCCATATTCCACAGAGCCCGGCAATACTTTTTATTACCGACGGTTACGAGCACACACGGGTAAAAGTTCTTGAGGTCGGCGCCGGAGGTGGACATGGAGGCAATCACATCGGCGATGTTGACGCCCGTTGTATTGTAGGTATCATAATTGATGTCGATGATACCGTGCGCCGGAGCGACATCCACATGGATGATCTCAGGGAGCGTGCCTATAGGATTTGGCTTGGCGTTTTTGTCATATCCGTTAAGGTCGGTGAGACGCGCCCAGTCGGTACCGAGTCTCAGACGTTGATACTCAAACGTAGCCTCGTGCATTGTCTCGATTCTGCCGCCGACATTAGCGAGCTTGAGCCCGTAAAAGATGCCGTTGGCGCGGTCGTTGATTGTACCTGCAAACTCAAGCTCAGAGAGCGCCGAGGGCTTATCATAACGGATAAACTTATGCTTGCTCCACTTGTTGATTAGCCCTGATAAAGCCAGCGTGTAGATGTCGTAGGTGTTGTTCGTGAGCACAGCGCCCATATAGTTATACGCCTCTACAAGGTTTATCGGCCCCACAAGTATATTGTTTACAACGCTCATGCTGCTAACCTCCTTTCCAAAGCGGCAACCCGCTCTTTAAGTCTCCGATTCTCTTCTTTTAGTAATTCGATTTCGGTTTTTGCGTACTTAGCCACCGAGTGTATTGCTATCCAGTCCAGCGCACCGTAGTTTACTCCGTAATATCCGGTAGGCATTGTGCCCACCACCTCGGTCAGATGCTCCAGCCAATACTGTGCAATGGTGCCGACGGCGGCCTTACCTGCCATGACCGCTCCGGCATTGGCATTCCACCTAAAACGGACGGCGGGTGCACCAAGTATTACATCTATCGGCAGTGTCACATCCCCGAGGATGTCCTTAAGCCTTGCGTCCGAGCCTGTATTTTTGCCCAGACAGCTCATGTAGCCGTCGGAATGCATGCCGACGCTCGACTTAATCTCACCTGTAAAACTCCACAGAGTGCCGTTATACTGCATCACATAGCCTTTGCCGGATGAGGTTCCGCGCCACCAATACCACGAGCCGTTGCTGTTGCATCCGAGGCCCATTGTGTAGCTGCCGCCCTGTACCTCTACCGATGTGTGGCTTGCATGGTAGCAGCGCAGACCCACGCCGAAAGAAGCTGGCCCCTCAGGGGTGGTGTACGCTATATATACGGGTTTATTATAAGCCTTTATCCAAGTGGCATTGTCCATATACCACCCTCCGCCGTAGGTCTGGTTATACCAGCCATGCGCTCCAGTAGTGCGCACCCAGCCCTCGGCCATGATATCGCCGACAACATGCAGTTTATATGCTGGGGTTGTTGTGCCGATGCCGACGTTGCCCGATTGAGCAAGCGAGAGCATACCTCCGGCGCTCCTGAGGCTCGTGCCGTAGTATCCGCTGAGCATCACATGCCAGCCCTCCATGATGGACAGGCGCAGGCCGTACCACGGGCACTCATTAGACTGGTCGGAGATATTGCAGCCGATTTTTGCGTGCTGCCCTGTAAGGTTAATATTGCCGCTTATGTCCCCCGTACCGTCAAAACTATTACCCCACAGGCTGCGCGCTGTCTGCAACTTAGTCGCCGAGGCGACGTTGGATGTTGTAAAGGCCAATCGCTTCCAATCGCTCCATTTTCCACCGCCGCCACTCCACCAGCGCTGGCGAATATACGGCTCTGAAAAATCTGACCGGAATCCAATCTGTACGTTGGACGCACCATTGGACATGTTGAAAATGCCGCCATAAGAAAAGGGGTGGATTGACGAACTCCAACCACTTACGCTATCGTTGATGTAGATAAAGCCACTGTATGAGTTGCTATCCGCAAATGAGCCAATGTCGAGATTGGCACCCAACACGCGGTAAAGGCTCGTGGCATGATGACCATCTATCAAGTCCGCATCCAGCCCGCTTCCGGAGCCGTCGTTGCCCGCATGCCAAAGCGTATTGCCTTGAAAATGTGGAGTGCCGTTGTCTTTGATGCCGAGATATTTTGCAGATGGCGAATTGTAGATGTATGCGCCGTGAGTAGTATTCCACCCGAGAGCGTTTTTTGCGACGCCGCCTGAATAGATATACATAAACACTTCCTTGTTGGCAGTATTACTATCAAGCATTAAACACGGCTGTGTATCGGTTTTAATTTTAAGGAGCCCCGTCATGGTATCCCCCGCCTTGTTTACGGCATTGGCAAAGGCGCGGATGGCCTCGCCGCTGTACACACGCATAGCTCCGTTGTTGGCACTCTCAAAACCCACTACATGCGTCAGGTCGCTGCCCCAAACCCATTGCAGGGTCGGTGCGCCATAGCCGCATTGGATGTAATTGCCGTGGACGTAGCGGGCATCCAGCACCGAGGCGTAGTTGTTGGTGTCGAGCAACAACTGCCACGGACGTTTGTCTGTATTCCATCCCGAGCGGTAATAGATGCCCTTGCCATTCTGCGTGCCGTCGGAGGAGTGGTGGTTGACGTACATATCAAACCGTGTCGAGTCACCTGCAAAGGATATTGCCTCGCCATAGTTATATACACCACTGAGACCGTCTGGCAGTGCGTTATGGTATGATTTGAGACCTATCTGAGACCATAGCGTGTTATCCGCGTCGGTGGTGGTGCTACCACGGTAACGCAGATATGCAAGCTCATCGCCCACCGAGCCATCGGCCCGGAGTATCTGCGACGAGGTGCCGCCGGCAACCACGAAAGCAAGGGCCTTTATAGATTTATACGAGGCAAATCCGCTCGCGCTGCCATCCACAAAATGTATATGCCCGTTGGCGTCCATCACGGCCTTTGTCCACCGCGTGCCCGCCACGTGCCACATGTAATGCGGGTGATTATCAAAGGCATCGAAAGCCCCGTTTACATACAGCCTACGGTTAACGGCGGTTTCGGCAGCAGTGAAGGTCTTTTTGCCCGGTATCTCCTGCTCGGTATCAAGGGTTACCGCATAGTCGCCCACATTGGCTGCTGTTAGAGCAAGAGAGTTGTTGATATAGACGGCCCCGCCAAGCTTGTTGAGATGGAGCACGCCAAGGACCTGAGCATAACCGTTTGAGCTATGGCCGCTCTGTATGAGAGCCTGCCGCTCGTTTACAACGCCGCCGACATAAAAGTTTAGGACATTGTTATTGTTTACAAGGCTGAGACTATAGTTGTTAACCCAACTGTCACTACTGTTGGCGACAGCCGTAAGACTTGCAACCGTATGTGCGTTGCTCTTGCGGTTTTGCTGGTTTTTGAGGTAAGCATTATCAGCCAGAGCATACGCCGAGAGGTCAGCCGCCTTAAGATACCCCTGCGCCTGCACCCACTGCTGCGTGGCATACCCCTGCTCGGTAAGGTAGTCGCGCACCGCATCGAGGTCGACACCTCCGCCCGTGGTGGTTCCGGCCCCGGGATTGTTGCCGAGACACGATATATACTGATTGCTGTAAATCGCGTATTTGGCGCGTATGCGATAGCCCCCGTTGCCATCTGATTCCTTGGCAAACAGATCATCAAACGTTGCTTTGTCGAGCTTTTGGCCTATCGCCGTATTGAGCGACGACACAGCCGAGTTAAGCGCCGAGTTGGTTGCATAGTCACCGATAGGCTGATACAGCTGCGATGCCTCAGTCTTTGTCAGATAAGCCGCCAGCGACTGGTGCTCCGTTAAATAACCCTGCTGCTGCACCCACGTACGGGTAGCATACTCCGCCAGCGACGGGATATCCGACGTTTTGGCATAATGGTTATTGCTCAAATACGTAGCCAGCGCAGTAGTATCCAAGCCCACAATATCGCTCAGATTGGCGAGTGTCCACTGCGCCTCTCCTGCGCGACGTATCAGTACCTTATCCGCCGCCGTAGCCGAATCAGCAAGTTCGGTTACGTTATTTAATCCGCCGAGTGTAGTAGCTCCCGCGGCTATCGTTCCGGCGCCGGGATTTTTGCCCAGGACTGAACCCCAGCCTTTTCCATAGAAGTTGTACTTAGTGTAAATGACATTGGGGTCATCAGGGTCGAACTCCCACATGCGTCCGAGCTTCCCGAGGCCATCAAGCATGAGCTGCTGTGTTCGCTGGTATGCCTGAACGACATTCTGGGTAAGCTGATTGAGCTGGGTAAGTATGTCAATATTGGAGTTGGCGTTCACCACCTCCTCTTTCAGTGTTTCAGAGTTGCCTTTTACTTTCTCGCTGCCGATGGTGATTTCCTGCTCTGAGGGAATATCAAGCTTGCGCACGAGCTTTATAACGCGTGTCTCGTAGGAGTAATCCCCATTGACATAAAGCACCTTCTGACCTATGGAAAGCCCGGGGTCGGAATCGGCGAATGCCACGGGATTGCTTTTGATCGTATAGTTGTTGAGGTCGGAGGTGTAGCGGTCGGAAATCTCTTTAAGCGCAGCCTCTTTAAGTTCTGTGTAAGCGGTAGCCACATATTCCTGCGGCATACGGATGTTGAAGAGAATCACTTCATCGCCCGTGGCGGGGACTATACCCGTCTGCATAGGGATGATGAGGCCGTTTTCTTCAATGAATTTTATCTCGTAATCTCCGGCCTTGACATAGAAGTCCTGTCCGTCGGAGTTATGGAGGTTTTCGGCTTTGGGATGGTAGATAAGCTCAAATTCGCGGCCCGTCAGAGCGCCCGACTTGAAATGCACAGACAGAGCCTTGCCCGATATGAGCATGCCCGTCGGGTTGTCCTTGCTATAGGTCGAATCATTCAGGGTGAATCCGGGAAGCTGGAAATACCATATCGTATACATGTCATATACGGCATTTCCTGAACTGTCGGTGCCAACCTGTACCTTGTTGCCGTCGGTATCGAGGCGGTACATAAGACGGGGGCGCAAATCAGCCACAGTCAGGCCGGAGTGGGGATAGATATCATCAAAGGTGAGTATCTTGGGGAATACCGGGGTCCCGCTTGCACGGGGAATGTCTATGTAACCACCCGGATATACAGCAGGGTCGAGTGTGAGGCGCTTGTTTACGAGGCCGTTCACATTCGCCCCCTGATAGTCTTGCGTTATATTGCGCGTAGAGCCGAAGATATAGAAGCGGTTATAATAACCCACTTTATTACGGGTGACAGAGGGCACACCTACGTTGGAATCCACCTGTAGTGTCACGGCTGTGCCATGCTGCGCCTTGCCGAGATAGAGCGTATTGGTGGACTTGTCGGCTCGCCATTCGGTATCATACCCTCCCGCTATCTGGCCGAGACCACTCAGGATATCGGCCGAGGAAAAGGAAAGGGTTATGGTGGTGGCTATGATATCACCCGCTATCTCGTATGTCCATGTCTCGCCAGTCTCATTCTTTATTGCCTTACATACCGAGGCCATGAAGTTCGACGGAGTATCGGTAAGAGTCCAGTCGGGTTCTCGGGCTGTTATAGCATTGTCAGCTCCATAGGTATAATGGAAAAACGGCACCTTACCCCAGCCCATCACATGGCTCTGGAACTTGGGACGGTAAGACCATTCGGCCTCGTCTTTCTGTTCCGGCTCGTACGGGTCGAGCAGCGTCAGCTTCTCGCCGCCAAGCATGATATAGGAGCCGGCCGGAAGGGTGGTGCCGCTGTCGGACTGCCATGCGAGCTGCGCATAGTCCTGCGACATCAGTTCCTCCACGCGCTCGGCATCGCTGCCCGTCAGCGGCGAAAGTATCACATTTCCGGTGCTGTCGTAGATGTTTATCATGTCCGCTAAAATAACTTATGGCATCACGGCGGACACTCGCAAAAGCCACCTAATCCATGACAATTCCAGATAGGTCACGAATTAAGTTTGCTACGCCGTCCTTTGAAGTATTCTTCTTCGGTCACTTCTTCCATGACCTCGCCGTCGTAGACCACGCGCTGTTTGTCTTTGCTCATCAATACGAGATTCCGATAGGGTATTTCATGGAGCACCTCAGTGTATGTGAGGTGAAGCGACTCCATGAAAGTGGCGATTTGCCCGAGCATAGTATCATTACCTATGACTTCTGCTTTGCTGTCAGACTTGCTACGCTCCTGGCTAAAGTTGACAGCCTGATAAAAGACTTTACAGAGATGAGGGAATATGCCGATTCAAGAGCGGACACTATTTCCTCTACACTTGCATGACTGAGTTCCGGCGCCAAAGATTCGCTTCCGACAATAAACCACGAAAGAGCTTTTGCAAGACATCCAGCATCACCCAGCGAAAGTAACATGTCGCAGATCGTACTGCCATCACTCATGGAGGAGAGGTAATAACCGGCCCCGGCAAGGCGATGAATCGTAGGGGGCGGTATGAAGTACCTTTTATCGTTCACGTACACCATGGCGCCATCATATCCGAGTATTGCCGAGCTTACAAGGCGGGATGCGTTTTCTTTCATAAAAGTTATTTATTAAAACGGAGGGCGCGGTCTGCCAACCGAACCCTCCGCACACAAAAGAGATACATTGATTTTTTCAGGCAACGTCTTCGGCGTTAAACCACATTTCCGCAGAAAGTGCATCCACGCCGGTCTCGACAGGAACAGCGGTCACGCCAAGACCGATATTCTTCTCGACAAAGTTTCCTTTGCCTACGATATTGGCATTCGGCATGACAATCCAGTTTCCAGTCTTGGTCTGAGCCACGATGAGTTTTGCGATAGGAGTGAGCATATTCTTGCGGTGCCATACACCCTCAATCACAGCACCACCCTGAAGAGCGGCTTTATCATCAAGCGAATACTCGCCGAGGGTGAAGCTTATGGTTGGGATACCAGCCTGCTCCATGTCGCGGTAGTACGGCTGTCCGGTGAGCTGATTGATGTACTCAGTAATCGTAGGGTCTGACTCCTCATAGCCCCATGTGTCCTGATGGACGTTCTTCACTTCAGTGAGCTTGGCACCCTCGGTGCCGACGGTTGCGAGCATGGCCTTGAGAGCAGCGCCGTCAAACTTGGTCGAACCCGTGGGAAGTGCGGTCATGGCATCACCGTAAAGCACTCGTTTGATTCCTATGTAAGATTTTGACATAATGTTTTTTATTTAACATTTAACACTTCAAATAAAACTCTTGCGTTGACATATTCGCATCGCAGGGCATCGTCGGTCATAGTGCCTATTGAGTCCACGGAATACGAATAGGTAACGTTCTGATAACTCCCGACAATACCGTCGAACAGCTTCATCGCCTCATGCTCCAGTTTCTCAAGACGGATTCTGTCCGCGCGTCCCGAGATGCGGGGAACAAAGATATTCACCTCGTTGAAGCTCTTGCGCCAGTAGGTGCCGGGCTTCTGGGATTTGGGATGAATCACCACACGTTCCTCTTTAACCTCTCCGGAAGGAATCTCGTCGGAGTTGTCGCCGGGGAACACGACGAAAACATGCTCTATGCCGAGAGCCTTACTGTCCCGGTAAAGGATATTGCCTATTGTCTGGGGTGTTATCATCGTTCAAACTTTTCTTTTAATTCACGTTCCGCGCTTAAAGCCGCGCCGCTTAATACGTCATAGCCTTTGGACTCTACGCTGGAGGCATACTGATAGCCCAGCGGTGAGGTTGCATCATTGAGGAGTATCAGCCTGTCCTCTTCAACATCGAACTTGTTGGATGTTCTGAGAGTAAGTGTGTGGTCTTGATAGTCGCCGTGCTCCTCTGCATATTTAACCGCATTGTCGCCAGCATCAATCATCGCTTTCTGCACCTCCCACTCCCCGTCCGAGAAGTAAGAGTCTACATCGGAAAAATCCGCCTTGCACTTCAAATCCATATCTCTGAATAATTGAAGTAGTTAGCCGATTTCGGCATGTAGATTTTGCCCTCTCCTCTGATTGTCTCTCCCTCCATACAGCGGACATAATCACCGGCACTGAGTCCATGTTTGCCGTCACATACCACATGATATGTGGGGCGATAGACGTGTCCGTTCTCGCTCCTAAACTCCTTTGTGGTGTTGTCGTCGCAGCGGCAGGCACACACATCTTCCCACGTCTCACCTCCGGTGCCGGGCAACGGTCGCCCGAACTCGTCATTTTTGACGGGAATAATGCGTCTTACTTGAAGTTTATGTGGAGAGAAAATCATTGTATGAAGTTTACTGTCGGTTTGCCGGTGTTGATTTCATCCTTGAGTCCGTAGGTACGGCACAGATAAGCGTAATACTGCTTGATTCCCTCTCGATCCCACGACATTGAAAATCCGCTCTCGCTTATCGAAGTAGCACGGAGCAGAAGCGACGGGATTATCTTGGCGATACCGACTGAAACAGATGCCATATTACCGTTGCTCATGCTTTCAACTGTCGGTAATCCGGAATGCAGAGATATATCCAGAAGGTCAGCCTCCGACAATGTTATGCCGAAGGACTGAAACTTCTGTTTTGCGTATTCGCCTATTGTCATTCTCCCAGATCTGAAAGGTCAAAGTTGACAATCTTGTTGGGAGCCTTGAACTCAGGAATCCACTCGGCGGCGTACTCCATGTAGCGGCCCTCTTCATCGCGATAGTTGCAGATAGACATCTGACCGTCGGAAGACGAATAGTTGCGCCCCGGTACAGGGTCGGTCATTACATATGGCTTATGATGACGCATTTCAAGCACATCGTCGCTGCGGAGCAGGGTGATGCGGTCATCGGCATAGAGCTGTTTGTTTGTGCCGTCCTGCATCTCCACATAGTCATCCTTGATTTCGATAGCCGGGAGACCGATGCCGGTGAACACCTGTGATGCCATCTGCGAAGTGATGAGACCTCCGCCGACATAGAACTGATTGTTGCCGAGAATCATCTTGAATGTTTCACCGAACTCCGCACTGCCCACGATACGCTTGTTGAACGTACCCTGCGACATAATCATCTTGGAGAATGTGCCGTATTTGGCTTTCAGTTCCTGAATCTGATTTTTCAGATAAGAAATGAATTTGGCTTTCTCTGCCGCATCGGGTTTTATGAAGTGAAATGGAAGCTCAATGTCGAGCAAGGAGATTCCCTCCTTATTGTCAGCGAGATGTACTTCAGTCTTGCCGGTCATCAAAAGCTCAGGCACGATAATATCCATGCGCTTGTGGGGCGCGAGAAGCACCTGACGATAGTCGTCAACTATGAAATTGATGATTTCGTCAAGGATAGTGCGCTGGTCGGCAGTATTAGCGGCGTTGAATTTGTCAAGGATGTCCTGAAGCTCCGAAAGTCGCTCTATGTCCATCTGATAGCGATCACCAAGATATGCTATTTCGGTGAGACCGCTGCCAAGAGTACGGCGCTCGCGAAGTGGCTTCTGGTCGTTCTTGCCGATGATAGAACCGGCCACAACACCGGTGACGGTGCCGAGGTAGGTCTTGAACACGCGGGTCTTGGTCTCGCGGAATCTACCGTACTGCTGCCAGTAGATAGTGTCGAGGCGGGTCTGAAGCACACGGTCAATCACCGCATTGACAATTGCCGGGTCGTTAAAAAGTGTCTGTATGGTTAAATTCATAGCTCAACTTTTTCTTTTAGGTTAATACTCGAACTGGAAGCGGGATGTCAATCCTACCTTGTCAAGTTCATGGATAGGTACGTAGAGTTTAGACTCCTTGACTTCATAAGCCTGCATCAAAAGAGTGCAGAGAACCGGACCATCAGACTCCACTTTCTTTGCGTCAAACAGTACAAAATTGGCGGTATTCTTCTTTTTTGTCCCGCCTGCTGCTGTCGCCTCAAAAAGGACAGTATCTTTTTCAAGATCAGCACCGGCTGCCGCTTCAAGAGTAATCAGGTCATAGTCTTTGTTTGAGGAATCTACCGATTTGACAGTCATGCCATTCTTGCCATCACCAAGAATCATACCCGTGTACACGAGTATTGTTTTTTTGATTTTAATGGTCGTATCGGTTGACGCTACAGTTTCATGGAGCTGCACGTTGCGCACAGGCACGATGGTGCGCTTTCTTAGGTCGGCTTCCACCGGAGCAAACGGAGGTAGCACCGAACCTACTGGAAGGTTGGTGATGTCGAGCTTCCACGGACCGCTCTTGCGGACGCCGGACTCGACACGGTAAAGCTCTTCAGGCTTGTAATCAGGTGGAATGTTGTATTTTGTTCCTGCTGCCATGTGATTTTACTTTTTGGATTCTACAATTTCTTTAGTTCTCGCGGAAATCATCCCCGCAATCTCCTCGTTCTCATTCTTGGGCTGGCTTCCCGGAACGGGTGGCTTGATTTCCGACAGCCCGGCGTTGATGAAAGTCTGCTTGGCATCTTTCATGTAGGCATCGAGGTCGGCATCATCGGCGATATTGAGCATCGGCACAAGAGCGTCGGGAATACCATATTCCTTGGCTTTGGCGGAAATCTGCTGTGCGCGGGTTGCCTGATTGCGCTCTGTCTCAAACTGCGAAAGTCTGTCCGCATAGGGTTTCACCGCTTTGTCCACAGCATCTTTGACGATGGCGTCAATGTCGGGTGCCCCTCCGGGCTGTGGTTGGGGAGCGGGCTGAGGCTGGGAGATGGGGGATTCGATGGGCTTGCCGTCTTTAAGGTTATGCTGCTTCTCATAGCCACGTATGGCTGTGATTCGGGCATCCCCGGCGCGGAAGTCACCATAAGAGGTTAACACGTCCTGAAAGGCGATACCCTCAACAATGGAGTTTATCGCGCTCTCGTCCGTCACACCCTCGGCTTTTTTATTGGCTATGCGGGTGAGGATTGCGGTGTCCACCCCCGGAAATTTGGTTTGGAGCGCCGCTAAAAGCTGTTCAACTATAGTCATATTGCGATATTTATTGTTATGCCGCTAAAATACAGTTCCTAAGTAACCATATAATCATGTAGGGTCGTACATTCCGTGACCTTTAGAGATACGTCACGAATTTTGTGTTTTCGCGTCCGTTTTCTCCTGAGCCTTCTGCTCTTCTCTGATTTCTTTCAGGGCCTCGTCCACGCGTGCGGCATTACCGGCGAACATGATTCCGTCACGCTGCGACCACACGCCACCCTGAACGGCTGAAACTGCTGTTTTTACCTTGTCGTCGATGTTGTCGATGATGTACGGTACAATGTCCACATCCACGTCGATGGTTTCGGAAGCCTTTGCAAGAGACGGATTGATAGACCCGAGAGCCGACAAAAGGAAATTCACACGACGTTGCATGAACATGCCAAGCTCCTCTCCGTGGTTGCTTACGGCCATGTGCGCGCCCATGAACACGTATCTGAATGCCACACCCGAAAGAGCCGAGCCGGAGCCTTTGAGCTGGTCAAATGAGATGCGCGGGGTGTTTGTCATGGCGTATGCCTGGTTAAAGTACGTGTCAAGCTCGACCTTTACCGGGTCGCTCGCCTGGTTCCATGTGAGGTACGCGGCATTGGCGCCGTCGCCGGTCAGCTCCACCACACGGTTCTTGAACTCGCCGGAGAAGTTCTGCACGTCGCCGAAGAGCATCAGAATCGGAAAGAAATGATAGTCTATGCAGTCGGCATAGCCGGACAGAAGCTTTTCGAGGCGTATGCGGATGGTGCGTATCTTATCGCACAAAGCTTCCGGGCGGTAGGAATACAGCACGGGGAGCTTGGCGAACTTGTGGCGGAAACTTCCGGCATCGCTCCATTCCCGGTCAAGTTCCCAATTATATACCATGTCCGCCGTGATACACATAAAGCATGTCGTTTCATTGCCGCTAATGTCTCTTTTCTTGTATTCGCGTGAAAAAGCCACAAGGTCACCCTCGTCACTGAAGTATGGATAAAGCTTGTCTCCACGGAACGGCGACCAGACCACGCTCTTTAGTTTGCCCTCCGGTTTATTCTTGCCGAATATAGAGGCTATGCGGGCTTTCAGCTTTGCCCAAAAACCGTCATCGGTTGCAATATACCAGTATTCTGCCACCTCCTGCTCGGAGAGCCACGAACGTACAATCTTACGGTTCTGATATTTGATTTTATTCTTTTTCAGCACCGATTTCAGGGCCTCGAAGATGCCTTTTTCACTTTCCCCGGGGTCGCACGTCATCTCTGGTTCCGTTCCGACAGTGAAAGCGGTATGGATGTTCACTATATCCTGCTCAATGGGGATGGCGATGCGATTAGGCTCTACTTCCTTGGTTTTGGCCGGGATGGTCACGTTGCGCCGTAGTTTCTCGTCCCACTCTTGTTTTTCTTTTTCGACCACCACCTTGATTTTGGGATATTTCTCCTTATCGGTGATAATTTCGTGGAGGTCAGGGTTCCAGTCTGCGCGCAAACGAGAGACATTTACCTCAGGCGTGCGCCTACCTTTCTTCAGGTACATCACTTTCTGACCTATATCTTCTAATGCAAGTATTTCCTCAAGTGTCATGGCTATATGTTTTAATGGTTGAATATTCCGGTGTTGTTTTGTACTATGCGTATCTTGCCAAGGATGACTCCAAGAATATAATATCTGAAAGCATCGCACGCATGGTCAGCCTGCCCGTCAGCAGGAGCGTTGATGTAATGACCGTCTTTATCCCTGTCCCATACATAATTGCGCAGCTCTTTCATTATGTTGTAACTGCGCTCAGTTACATAGATGTTATATTCCTTGGTCTTCTCGATGCCGGCGATTATTGACCCTGCCCCTTTCTCAACCGGATAGATGCGGATCCCGGCATTGGCTATCTCCTGAATAAGGCGTGGGTCGGCGGAGTCGGCTATCACACGCATATCAGGATATTTCTTCAGTACGGCGATTATATCGCGGGAGAGCATATTGGTGCGGTAACAAAGTTCATCAAGATAAAGTGCGTCATCCTTGACTCCACACATGACTATCGCCGTGAAGTCGTTGGAGAAGCCGAAATCCACGCCGAGAGCTATCTTTTGTATTCCGTCCGGCATACGTTTCACCACACCCCATTTCTTATATATCGCTCCTTCAGCCACGTCGCTCCACCTGCCTATTACAGTGTGGGCGTATTTCTCCGGATTCTCCTCCTTCATGCGGCGCACCTCGTTAAGAAACTCGTCGGAAAGATGCTCAATGTTGTCAAGGTATGTCGTGTGGATGTGCAGCACGTTTGGATGGGTGGAAATCTGCACCTGCACGCCGTCAATCTCCACGAGCTTATGTGTGTCGCGGATATACTTCTGATATATGAAGTGGTTAGAGTCCGTGGGGTTCATTATTATAATGATACGGTTCTGGATTCCTTTCTGACGGATGGAGAGCATTATCTTGTCGAAGTCGCTTTCATCGGTCCACTCCTCAGCCTCGTCACACACGAATGTCGTTATACCATGGATTGATTTCAACTTCGCAGTCTGGTTGCCGGATGAAGTCTTGATGCCCCGGAACATTATTGAGCCTTTGGAGCGCTTGTTGTGAATGTCGGTCTTTGTGGCATGGAAGTATTTAATCGTGCCGTCAAGCTCTACCTTTTCAAGCATCTCAGGAATGATAGACATGTGCGCCGAGACCATTGTATAGCGCGTGTAGAGGATTGTGTGTGCAAATGTCTTGTCTTCCGATTTTTCAAACGTAAGGCGTTCTATGAATGTGGAAGCATTGAAAGACTTACCTGAGCCGCGACCGCCGGTGATAAGGATGATGAAATGCTCCTTATCAAGATAAAGGGGGTTGTATATGGATTGTGTCGCTATCATTCCGTATTGTCTTTAATCCATTTCTCGATGCTGATGCTGCCCTCATCTTGCCCGTCTTCTTCTGGGTCTTCTCCGCGCTGCACTCTGCGCCATTCCTCGTCATAGTGACGGAGCCATGTAGCCTGCGCCGACAGATTGGGTGCAAGCTCGCTTTCGACAACGCACTCCTCTGTCTCGTCAAGGAGGTTGCCGTCTTTGTCTTTCAGGCGTCGGCGTGTTACTGACTTGGTTTTGATGCCACCAAGAGCCATTGCAAGGAACTTTGCACGCACAAGGGCGTTTATCGCGTTACGCGCACGCGAGAGGACATCGCTTAATTCGTTTATCTCACTCTTCTTCTTACTGAAAAGCTGTGGTCCTATCCCTAAGGCAGCTGCAATCTCTTTATCAGTGAAACCTTTCTTGGCATACGATTCCACAAGAGAAAGAAACTCCTCACTCTTGTAGTCGTATTTGGGCTTTCGCCCGCCTTTGGATTTCTTCTGACTTTCAGCCATAAATTATGAAATATTCATCAATTTATTTTGTTATATTAGCGCAAAGTGTTATATTTGCAGCATAAGCTATCTGAAAGTTACTTCGCCTGGTGTATAACCTATAGAGGTTGGTCAGATAGCTTTTATCTTATCCTATCGGTAACCGAATACAAATATCTACTCACTCTACCTCGCCTTACTTCTTCTGCTACATTGAGATAAACATGATCGCCATGTAATCGTGCCTTAAAGTAATGGAATCCGGTGATTTTATCTTTTCTTGGCTTAGACAGCCCTGAGCTTCTGACATATGTCGATGAGGCAAGCAGTTTGGGCAGATAATGCAAATCTCCTTTCTGGAAAGTCTTACTTCTGCGAAATGTGTCGGAGTAAAGATGTTTATTCCCATAAGAGGTGAATCCAACTGTGATGCTTTTTGCACCGATACTCTTTGTCATCTTGAGTGAGTTGAATGCCGACATTTTAGAGTGGTAATACCTACGCGCAACAGAGGCAAAAGACTGGGGTTGTAAAGTCCCATTTCTTTTACCCGTACTACTTGCGCCATATATGGATATTCCCTCGTTGTTAACTCAGCCTCCTTTACTCCACTCGTTCAACCTGGCCGTCGAATACTTCTCCTTTGAGGAACTTGTCGTATGGGTCGTAGCCGAAACGACGGCAGAAATCAGCCTTTGCCTCCCATGTGTCGAAAGAGAGCATGACATAAGCGTCCATGTCCTGTGCCTGCTTCAGAGCGGCATCCTTGACCTGTTGCTTTACTTCTTTCATGTGGGCGGTCTTGGCCGCACGTTCCATCTGGCGCCGGGCTTTCTCGGCTTCATTCCGGGCGTTTACCTCCGACATCATCGAATCAAGTTCACCGGCTATATTGTTTTCCTCCTCGGTCTGCAACAGGAAATCACAACCAATCATGTTGAGGTCGGCTTCCGTGAGTCCAGCGTCCTTGTAGTCAATATCTGGAACAAGCTCACGCAGGGCATCGTAGTCCCATGAGCCTTGCGCGTTGGGGTTGTTGGCAAGGATATTCAGCTCTTTTTCCGACTTCTCATCCATATCAACCACATCGACGCGGATGCGGTAGTCATTCTCTTTGGTGTCGGAGTTGTACTTCTGAAGCTCGTCCATGACGGAGAGGCGCTGGTGTCCGCTCACTACAGTGAAGCCGGTACGTTTGTTCACGACTATGCCTCCCACAAGCCCGAACTTCTTGATGCCGCGCTTTAGGGTCTTGCGCGACTCTTCGGAAATCTTGCGGGGGTTATAGGATGCAAAGCGGATGGCGGAGCGTTTAAGCTCCACCGATTCGCTCTTTATGTATTTTGACAGTGCAGTAGAATTAACTCACTACCTCCTTTTGTTTCTGATGATGCTCCCACAGTATGCGCTGCGAGAGCGGAAATACTTTGTAGATTTTCTCCAAGTCCTGCGGATAGTTCTTTTCAAGCCAGAACATGCAGTCAAGATTAAACCCGACTCCACTTGATGCCTTGAGTGAATATCTTACAGGCTCGGGAAGATTGTGTTGCTTCATGTAGGCGAGGATGTCACGCTGGGTCCACTCGGCAAGCGGATAGCACAGCCCGTTATTCTCATACTCATTCTCTGCATATCCATTGAGCATTAGACGGCGGTTCATGCCGTCCGCTTTCTTCATGCCGAGAAAGGCATAATGCACGCCATATCTCAGGCGCATGGCTTCTACCACATTGGCGAGCTTGATAAGCTTGATTTTGGGATTCGGCACGCAGTATAGACCGCCACGGAGGATATAAGACAGATTCCAGTGCGGCACCTGCACGAACTCAATGTTTGGATAACGCGCCTTGACCCATCCGACCCACCGCTCAATGTGTTCAAGCCCTTTGACAAAGTACATGAACACACATACAACGCGCTTGAAACGCGGGTACAGTATATCAAGCAACACAAGAGAGTCCTTGCCTAACGAACAAAACAGCAAAGCCGTATCGGTCTGCTGACTGATACGGTCAATGTTGTTGTATGTACGCTGTAGCAGGGTCATAGCTTAACCTCCCGAAAGGCCCATTGAGACACGCAGATCGGAATATCTCTGCCTGCGACTGCCTAACTGTGAACGGCCTGTTCGTTCAGCTCTGCCGGTAGTTCTATCCCTACGGGCCACGAGCCGACCACCGGCACCGGCACCGTTCATATTGCGACGTGTGCCGTAATTGTTGTTGATTCGTCTTTGGATTGCTGTTGGCATAATAGAATGATTTAATTAAAAGATATGAATAATACAGGGCTGTATACCGACGATATCGTCACCGGTATACAGCCCCAGTTGATTTCTGTGCGCTTGTCCCTAACTCGGCTTACTCAGGATTTTCGTTTACCTCAAGGATCTGGCCTAAAGTATAGTCAACGGTCACGGCAACGTATTCTTCACCGTTGCCGTCTTTGAGAACCAAGTCGTTACCCTCATCATCGGACTCTATGAAAGCTTCGGCTTCTTTGACCTCTACGAGCATGTAAGGACGTTTACCTGAATACGCACCGGTGTAAAACCTGATGGCGTCGTACTTTTTAGCCACGATTTCAACCGGTGAATCTGGATTGGTTTCATCAAACGCCGGATCATTGTCTTCGTAGAATTTGCCCTCACACAGCAGATGCACATATTTTTTGGTGTTAGACGGTCGCACCTCGCGGTATTCATGAGTTTTCTTACCGGCAAGAATCTCATCGAAATACTTGCGTTTGAGTGATAATGTCAATATATTCATATCTCTTTTATTGAAATAAATAATGTTTTTGTAGCGGGGGGCGGATTTGAACCGCCGACCTCTGGCAAGTTAAACCAGCGAGCTACCGGGCTGCTCCACCCCGCATAAAATTACGATATAAAATTACACAGACCAAGTTCTGATGGCAATATCAGACCCTACCCAATCCGTGACCTAAATTGAAAGGTCACGGATTTGCGGGTGTCATGCCTATTGAGGGCAGATAGAGAGTAGATTCGCACGCTTGAATGAACGGTAATCACCCCGTTCTGTGTCGAAGTATGTAAAGAGTGTGTCGCTGGGTCTGCGCCCGCTGCCGGTCACAGGTGGTAATAACTTCTCTTGCAGGGTGCCGTATGCCTCACGTATCTCACCACTGATTTTCTGATAATAAAACTTGACTATACGCTGCCGCATTACGGTTCTGAGCTTGATATTGGCCCACGCGATTTTCAATGCCTGGGATTTAGTGAAACCGTTGCGCCTGATGAACTGCCAAGCAAGCATAAACACGGATTGCAGGACTGATTTTCTTTCGTTACTCATGATTGTTGTTTTTAGAAGTTTGCTTTTAGTTTAAGTAATCTGAGGCATTCTTTTAATTCGCTGTCGGTATAGCGCCGCGCCATATCCAAAGTGATACCGTTGAGGTTTGCAGCTACCTCGATAGCTTTTTCACGCGATATGCCAGATTTGTGTTTTCGCGGACTCATATCGCATGGTTATAAGAGTTGTGCATATAGAATCTGAACCGCAGATTTGAGTAATAGCACCCGTCCGGCTGTTTGATAAAGTCACCGTACAGCTTTACTTCGCCACGATACATAAAGGCGAACTTTGAGCCGCCAAGAATAGATCTGACAACGCCGTCTGCTCTGTCAGACCCCCAACCGTAATTCTTTATGGCCGGATAAATATATTTCAGAAACGCCGTCTCGCTGTCGGTACGGTCGCCTACGGGCATTATGTCCAGAACACCGTTATGTGCGAATGAAATGCCGCCACGCTTGAACGGGTGGCAATTTGTCCGCTTTATGCTGCCGTGTGTCGCATATCTGAAGTGGATTATGCACGGCTCTGACTCTTTCAGAAATGAAAGCGCGTTGAGAAACTGGGTAAAACCGAGACCACGATAATTAAGTGAGGGTGAAGCATAGCCGCAGCCATGAGGGTTAGCTCTGAAAGCGGCTGCAAGGGTGTCTATTGACGGCATTTTAACGCCTGCGGGTTTATATATTATAACACACATGATTTGATGATTTTAAGGGTTAATGAAGTGGTGAGGCGGCGAGACCGCCCCACCCTGTTGAGTTATGCTAATTCGGCAATGCGGTTGTTGAAAAACTTCTTTTCTGCTGCCGTGAGAAACGGCAATTCATCTACACTTGTCACATTTGCTGTGAGACGGTTTTTCTTAGACCATTCAACGAGCTTGCCGCAGAACATTACCCAGTTGAGAATCTTATCGTAATTGACGCTGCCCTGATGCTGTCTGAACTCTATTGTTTTGTGGCGGTTGTAGGCCATAGGATTGATTTTATGGTATCGATCGCTATCAAGTGTGTACTGCACTTCTGACATGGATTTGCATTTTGTGAGGGCGCTGTGGTCGCTGAGGCTGCGGCAATAGCAATTCGTGTCGCGGCGGCGTGAGGGTGCCATAAACGAGTCTATAAGGGCTTCAAGAAAGTAGTAGTTGTTGAATACGTTGGCACACTGCTGCTGTGTGAGGTCTGCCGCGCCGATATGTACATGAAGACCGCAAGAACGGTTGACACTTGCGCCGGCACGATTAAGCGTCTCTACGGCGCATTTAAGAGTGCTTTTGCCTTTAGTACCCTGCATAACTGGCGACACGCATTCTATGGCATTCGCGCCCTGTACGCTTGCGTCTGTGGTAAACTTGAAGTAAGAATGGCCATCGCGGTGGTTATAGCCCTCATATTGGTAGCTCATACCCGTAATGACTGCTGCCTCTCTGATAGCGCCACGCTCTACGTTGCATTCAATTTCTACGCCAAAGGTGAAAGATTTGCGCACTCTTGCGGCTGTAGCTTCTGATGCAAGCATGATGCTGATTTCATAAGGCGTGATGCCTAACTTGGCGAGGGCTGATTTCTTTGCATTGATGCTCATGGTTGCAGACTTGATTTCGTTTACTTCTTCTTTGAGGGTTTTCATTGTTGTAGGGTTTTGAGTTATTTTGATGTTGCAAATATATACCCCTACAATCAAACTATTGCAATAAAAGTTTGATGTTAACACAACTTTAACTCATTTGTGAAGTTTTGTTAACGTCAAACATTTAATATAATTGTTTGCATATAATAGGTGAATTGAGATTTATTGCTACCTTTGTCACAGAAATTATAATCAAACAACCATGGACATCAAGAGAATTATAAAAGAGCGTGGATTTACGATCGAAGAAGTTGGCAAGAGAATGGAGCCTCCAGTAAGCAAGGGTACACTCTCCAAAATCATTAGTACCAACCCAACAACAACCACGTTGGAGCGAATTGCTGCCGCTATCGGTTGCCGCATCGCTGATTTCTTTGATGATGGAGATGGAGTTGGTAACGACTTCACAGCTTTCGTCCGCAACGGCGGAGAGTTGCGAGCTTTCGATTCTGCTGAGTCTCTAAAAGAATATGTTGACACGCTTTGCGGGGAGACAAAGAGACCTGACCATGCCAATATCAGAGGAAAGGAGTATTTTCATCGATCAATAAAGTAAATGGAAAACATATTCATTATCAAAGATAATCATCTCTATGATGAAATGCGGGACTTGAGACCGGCAGTAATAAACCGTATACACGACAACGTATGCAAATTGCAAAGAGCTGGTGTAAATATCCGGGTATGCTCCTCATCCGATAGTCTCTCCGAAAATGAATCATTCATCCGGAGAAACGGCTATCAAGAGGTTCCCAGCCTATATGAAAGATTGATTATGGAATACAACAACGCTAACCCAGAGAACATCCTGCACGGTTGGCCGAGATCAAATGAGGAGCGATAAACCCCACTGGTGCCAACAAAAAAAGCCGAGCGCAATGCCCGGCTTTTCTATTTTCTGAATATCGACCGCCATATCTCGCGCTTGAATTTTTCAATCTCCAATGCGCAAAGTAGCTTTTGACTATATGTGGAAGTGGGAATCATCCGTATCGCTTCCCGCTGCCCTTGTGATAGTATCGGACGTTTCATGTGGCAGGTGTATTAAGTCTTACAACCTTTCCCTCCAGCGCGCAGTTCTGAATGGCTTTCGCATTGTCCTCTCCCCATGCGATAAGCACCGAGCCACATCCGGGACAGCCGCCTTGCGTTCCGTCTGGCCGATAGAAGCGGATGCGCCTGCGCAGGAATTTCATTGCCGTGGCGGTCGTGTGGCGATAGGTAAGACTTCGGCCGGCTTCCCCCTCGACGTCAAGGGCGATATCATGGCCAATGGCTGGGTGCGCACTACTGGAGCGCATGGCTGGTATAACCAGACCTACGCCGGAGGGTGGTACATGGACAATGCCTCGTGGATAAAGGCTTACAATAAGCCCGTATATATAGGGTTCACCTCCCTTGAGGGCGCCAACTCCTTTGGCGTGGGTCTGCGCTGCTACCATGCAAGCCACACCTCGGTAGAGGTACAGGGCGGCAGCTATACAATGGGCCTCGGATGCAACAGCAACGGCTCGTGGTATTGGTGGCGCGGAACCTCATC